GGGGTGGGGACAAGGGCCTGATCAGAATGTATGAATCTGACCAAGGCATCCAGGAAGAACGTGGAAACATCCCCCCCACTGTTCGCGAGTGGAAGGACATCCTTGAGAAGCCATTGGTGTACAACTATGACACTTTGGCTCCTGAAGAGGCCATCAACGTGACGGAGGAGATGAAATCCCTCCCTTACGCCAGAGTCGTAGGCCTCAAGGAGCCCCTCAAGGTACGCGTACTGACAAAGATGTTGGGTCTTTCGTCTCACGCCTCCTCAACCTTCCAATCCGCGATCTGGGCCCATCTCCAGACCTTCCCATGCTTCGTCCTAACGGGAAGGACCTTCAGCCAAGATATTGTCGACGCCCTTCTTCTTAGGGAAGTCCAATTGAACAAGTCTGAGGTGGATGGGTCCACGAAGTGGAACCTTTCGGGTGACTACAGTGCTGCCACCGACTTTCTCAACATCAATGCGACCCTCGCGGTGCATGAGGCCTCGACCAATTGCCTTAGTGACGAAGATCACTTCTATTTAAAGAAGCATCTCGACGCTGTGATTGGCCCCCAGGTTCTTGTGTACCCGAAGCAGAAAGGCGTGTGCCACGTGGAAATCCAGAAGAACGGTCAACTCATGGGTTCTCGACTGTCATTCCCTATCTTGTGTATCCTCAACCTCTTCACTTACGTGATGAGTCTGGAGACCAAGATTCGAGAACAGTACCTTAGTGGAAGGAAATCCTTGAAAGAGATTGCGGCCCTCATTAATGGGGACGACATTTTCTTCAGGGCCAACCAGGCTCAGTATGAGCGCTGGATCCTTGCCCACAAGTCGATAGGGTTCAAGATGTCCCAAGGGAAGAATTTCTTCCACCCTCGCTTCGCGACGGTGAATTCAGTCCCTTTTGAAATCATTCAGACCCAACCCATGCTGACTCTGAAGGACAACCGTTGGTCCGCCACACCTGAAAGACGGGAGTTTCTCAACTTCCCCTCTGAGAACGTGTCGTGGGCCGATCTGGATGAGTCGACGAAACCATGGATGTTCACCTCTAGACTAGAGGTTAAAGTCTATGGCTTCATCAACATCGGACTCCTTCTAGGGGTCGGACGTGAAACGGACTCGAGGATGCAACAGTATGAGAACTTCCCCATTTCAGGGTGGTATGAGTACGCTGTTATGGGGTCGATGTACCCGGAGAGAGCACACAACCTCTTTCTGCACTACCATCACTCCTCCATCCTCGAACAGACGAGATTTGGCCGTCACACCCTTAACCTCTTTGCCCATCCCCTCCTTGGGGGCCTGGGCTTCCCGGTTCCACCTGGTGTCGATCCCCGATTCTCTGAACCTCAGAGGGTCCTCGCCCATAAGCTCCTAACAGGGGCCAGGGAGGACTACTCTGGGACCGTTAAGGAACAACCACTCCGACCCTTCGCTTACCTCACGGCAAAGCAGACGGGCCTCCCTGATCTGGGGACGCTCGGAGCTTACCGACTGGTGAAGACAAAGGTTGTCCCGGCCGTGGGACCTCACGATCAAGGAGATGAGACCTTTGATCCACTGGTCACAATTAATGCCACTGCATTATCCCACGGCCTTCTTGGCTTTGACAAGGGGTCTCTTACCCCTTCATGCCGACTCTCGAACGCTGCTCTCGCCTCACTCCTTAAAGGCGCGAACCATAACCGACGGGAAATGCTCTCTCTGGAGAACATGACCCACTTCCCTTTCCAAGTCGTGAGTTACGGCGAGGTCTCGGAAGACGTCAGTTTTTGGCAGAGGACCGGTGGTAGAAAATCCCCCCAAGGACTAGAAAGGCTCCCCATGGAGCTCCTCCAGTCTCTTCGGGGCATATCCCAACCGGGTTCCCTTCAGCAACTTCCCATCCCCTCGAGACCACTTCCCATTACATCGACATCTCCCCCAGACCCGGTTTCTCCGCCGGGATCTCCAGTGTCATCACCACCTGACTGGCCGAGCCCCGACTATGATCTCACTCTAGAGAACATTGATCGTTTTACTCGCGTCCAGCCCCAAGTGATAGTACACGATGAGACTCTCCCACCAATGCTACAAAGCATTCTAGAGGAGTGGGAACTCGATGAACCCGACCCAGAGTTCGTGGATTTGCCGGTGCAACCACCGCCACGGACACCTCAGAGGTCGTTGGGTAACCAACGGCGTACTGTGGCTCGAGCACAAAACGCTCGCCAGGGGCTCCTAACACAATACCACGCGAAAGACAGGGATGGAAATTCCTGGTCTAACCGGTGGTAGTGGAGCGGGTGGAGTGGTTCACCTCACGAACCAGGGAGTCCATGCGTTGTCACTCAGGCCCAAAACGGTACAGTCCAGCTCAGCTGACTGTCTAAGATTTCCGTACTAACCAGAATGTCGAACGACTGCACGGCGCCCCGTTCTCCTCCTGGAGAGCGGACGCATGGATGTACAGTCTCCGCCTTGCGTCGGGTCTTCCCCACTACGCAATGACCAAAACAAAGGTCAATAGGCCCTCTCGCCGTAACGATGACCCCCTCACCCGCACAAAGGACCTCCTCGTCCAGTTCAGTGCCAAAGTCGACAAGTTCGACAAGGCCCTCCAAACTGCGAAGAAGTCCCAAAAAGGTCCCCAACGCCTCGGTCGCAAGATCGGAGGTTTTGTGGGCCAGCCAGGCCTCGGTGCCCTGGCAGCCTCCCAAGGGGCAAAACTCTTTGGCCATGGTGACTATATTGTCAAGACCAACTCGGTAATGCATCCGGGACAGACCCTCCCTAAGTTTAATGGGGAGGAAGGTACCCGCGTAATCCACAAGGAGTTCCTTAAAGACATCAAGTCAGGTCCCTCACTAGTTGACGGGTCTACTCTCTTTTCAGTTGAGAGTTTTAAGATTAACCCCTCAAACCCGAGTCTCTTCCCATGGCTCCATCAAATGAGTTTCCTCTACGACCAATGGGTACCGAACGGAGTCGTGATGGAGTTTCACTCCACATCCTCCGAGTTCAACGGGGTCGGTCAGTCCCTTGGCGCAGTAATCCTCGCCACAGACTACGATCCCTACGATCCTCCTTATGCCACAAAGCAGCAGATGGAGAACTCGGAGTACGCGGTCTCTTCTAGACCCTCGGACAACGCTCGTCATGGTTT